CTTGGCCGGGTTCAAATCGCTGTTCCAAACCCGATATACCTTCACACCGCCCACGCCGGGAATGGCGTTCACCTTTTCGATATAGTCAATCCGGTTGCCGCCGAAGGCTTGGGCGTTCAGGCTGTCAAAATAGCGTTGTCTGAAAACCTCGGTATCTTCTTCATCCTCACCGGGGATCAGCAAAGCGGTAATGGTACAGGTTTCAAGCCCCTCCACATACTCAATGGGAATGACTGTGGCCCCGTAGTCATTCCCCGCTTCCCCCGGCGTTTCACAGGTGATTTCATATACCCCTTCACCCCGTTCAGCGGAAACAAAGTAGTTCAGATCACCAATAGAAAACCGGGTGTTCAAGGCCAAGTGCAGGGTAGCCGGGGTAATGGTCATCTGCAAAACGGCGGCGCTTGCCGGTTGGGGGAAAAGGCCCCGTTCCGCCGCCCTCTGGATCAGATAAGGGCGGCTTGCGGTGTCCGCAAAGGTTTCATTCAAAACCGTGTCCAGTTGGATATACAAATTCTGAAGTTCCACAGCGGCGGGGGCGTTCCCAAGCCAAACCAGCGAACCTTCACGGGTGTCTAAATTGCTGTTGATGGACAAGGCCCGTTCCAGCATTCGATTTAGCAACAGCGCATAGGTAATATCTTCATACATCAGATTTCCACCTCCATTTCCGTGAAAATGGGGCCAAAAATGCTGACCACTGTAAAAGTGGTCAGCACCTTTTTCTTGTTCACTTCAAACTGAAAATTTTCAACGGCGGTAATCCGGTCATCCTGAAGCAAGGCTTCCTTAATACTGCGCTCAATTTCAGGAATGCAGTAATCCACAGGTTTCCCAATCAGCCGCTTTTTCTCAAAGCCATAGTTCCAAGAGTAAATCAGCCATTCATACCGTTCCACATTCAGGATCAGGAAAACCGCCTGTTCCACGGCCCTTACTTGGTCAATGGTGCCGGTAATGGTCGTGGTATCGTGGTTCATTTTGAATGTGCGGCTGGGAAGAACCCCAAAAGTGAAATCCTGCCGCAAATCGTCTTGAACTTGTGGAATCATAGCCATTCCCCCTGCAAGGCCGGGTTCGGCGCAATCCGATCCAGCACCAAAAATTTCTTGCCCTTTTGAATCCGGGCCAAAACCACTTGATCCCCCACCACAAGGGCGTTGTGAACCTTGAACTTCTTCCGTCCCTGAATGGGGTGGTTGTGGTCAATATTTTCAGCGGTGCCGCCCCCGGTGTAGGTGTCTGTTACCGGGTGGCCGTGGGTGATCACAACAGTTTGGTGGGAAACCGTCATATCAACTTCATAATCAGTCACATTGCGGGACAGCACCAACATTTTTTCAGTGTAAATTGCTTTCTGATCCACTTGGATTTTCAGCGGGGAAGCGGAAATCACGGTTCCAAACAGAATGTGAACCGGCTTGCTTGCTTCCACGGCTTCCACAGCGGCCTTCTTCACCAGTTCCACCGCATTTGTGGGTTTAGGCAATGAACTCGCCCCCAATCAAGGTCAAATCCATAAAGTGTTCATCCCCTTTGAAATTGTGGGTGACTTTTTCAACCATCAAATAGTTGTTGGTGATAATATCGCCCAAGTCCAGAGATACCACCACAGCGGAACCGGCCCGAACCCGCACATCTCCAAAGGCATTTTTCACCGTCAGTTTGCGGGTTTTCTGGTCATACAATTTCAACAGTGCGTCCGCTTTGGCGGCGGCTCCGGTGGCGGTCTGAAGTTCCTCATAATACTGAAGAACTCCCCAAGTGTTCATCTTTTCCCCATCTTGGGCCACATACAATTCCCGCTTGCCGGTTTCCTCATTGTTATAAGCCAGTTTGATTTTGTTGTAGGTCTGATCATCAATACTGGAAGAATAATCAAAGGTTTCCCCGGTTTCTGAATCAATTAAAAGGTTCAGTTTCATGGAATTGATATTTTTCAAAGTCAGTTTCCCGGCATCATCATACAGACAGTACAGTTGGCCGGTATTCAGAAGGGTTTCATCAAGGGCATTTTGGATCATGTCAAACAAGGTGCTGTTTTCCTCCACGATGGTTTCAATCGTGTACCCGGTATCTTCCACACTCCCAAGGTTTAAGCGGAAATCAGCCGCCAGCCGTTTTAGAAGGTCAGAAGCCTTCAGCCCTTCTTCTATATAGGTGTCCTTGTTCTTCAGATACCGCAACTGATCATAGGCCACAACATCAATGGTCACACTGTCGGCCTTCCGGCTCTTGGTGAACACAAAGCCATAGAACATGGTGGTTCCGTCCACTGTGAACTTCACCGGGTTTCCTTCCTGAAAGTTTAGAACCCCGTCTTTGATTACCGTGAATTCCAGTTTGCCGGGGGTTCCCTTCCGTTCCAAGGTCAGCGCAACCCCTTCTTCAACAACTGGATAATAGATGGTTGAACCGTTCTGAATCAGAAGTTCAATGGACAAACGGAATCACCCCTTTCAGGAAGGCAAGGTTAGAACCTGTCCGGCATAAATCAGGTTCGGGTTTGTGATCTTATCTTTGTTCAGGTTATAAATTTCATTGTAGCGGGAACCGTCCCCCAAGTATTTCTTGGCGATATTCCAAAGGCAATCCCCGGATTTCACGGTATAGGTGGATTGCTTGGGGGCCTGACTGGTTTCCCGCTTGGGCGGCTCCACCGTGGCCGTGGGCGTGGTTGTTTGGGTGGTGGCCGGTTGGATGGTTACGGTTTTGGTGCCGTAGTGCCGGTATTGTTTCAGGCTGACAGTAACCGAAATGTCAAAGCCTTCTTCCGCATCATCCGTGATTTGGTAATCCTCCATGCCCACCGTCAGATTGCTGTAAAACAACCGTTTCCCGCTGGGCATTGATCGGTTCAAAATCCATTGGAAGGGTTGCTTGGAAGTTTTCAGCCGTTCAAACAGGGACAAATAATAATCGGCGGATTGCGCCCCGCCGTTGGTGAAGGGATAGGACACTTGGGGCAAAAGCAGGTCAAAACTAACATCGGTCAGCCCTGCCGCCTTCAGAATGTTGATTTCCTCACCGTTGATCAGCGTCAGGGTTTCATTCTGGTTGTTGATTTTTACCTTCACCTTGGAAGGGGTGATGGGCATTAGCACACCATCCAAGTACATTGTGTACGCCATTACTCATGCACCCCTTCTTCCGAAACATCAAGTTTGGTGGCAAAATCATTGGCCCAAGCGTCCATAATCCCATCCAAATCAGTATCTTGGCTGATATAGTTGGTGTTCTGCTGTTCAACCTTGATTTCAGCGGTGGTGAACCGGTTGATTGCTTCCCGCTCGGCAATGTCCCGCATATAGGCCAAATCTTCTTCCGCAATATCAAGGGCATCACTCATGGCGGCGGTATTTCCTGCCGTGTCCCCGGTGTTGCCATAGATACCATCAAGGGTGTTCCCAAGGCCGTAAGCGTCCAAAGCATCAGCGCCCAAACTGTCCATTGCGGAGAAGTCAAACAAGCCGCCAATAGTATCTTCCACGCCTTGGCCGAACTCATAGCCCATATCAAAGGCGGCTCCATACTCGAAGCGGCCCAACTTCAGATCATCGGCGTTCAGTTTTTCCATGACTTCTTCACCCTTGCCGAAGGTGGAATCCACCCAACCGCCCAAACTGTCACGCCAGCCTTGGACAGAACCCGCAAGGTTAGAACCGAAGATGGTATCAATGGCCGAAGCCAAAGCCTGAAGGACGGAAAGAACCGTGTCCGCCAAGTCAAAAAATAGACGGGCCACAGCCCCAACCGGATCATTGAATACATTGCCGATGAAGTTTGCAACCGTAGCCACAAGGTTATAGATCATCACAAACACATCTACAACCAAGTTCCACAGGGCCACGAAGATATTCCCGATGAAGGCCAGCGCCGCCATAAATGCGCCGCAAATCAGGCCGGTTGCTGAAACGCTGGTTCCGGCAAAGTGGTTGACTGCCGCCACAGCCGCATAGAACAGGGCTACAAGGGCAATGATTAGAATGATAATCCACACCAAGGGACAGGCATACAAGGCCGCATTCAGGCCGTATTGTGCCGCTGTTTCAGCGGCGGTGGCCGCTGTCAATGCCCCTGTTGCGGCAAGTTGGATCATCTTGGCTCCGGCCATAGCGATATGAATACCCTTGGAAATCAGCCCCGCCGCATTTGCGGCCAGTTGTGCGCCATAGTACACCCCAAGGGCGGCGGCTACACCAAAGATAATGGGGGATAGCCAAGACCAGTTATCAACCACCAGAGAAGCGCCGCTGATCAGCAAGTCCAACACCACTGTTGCGATAGAAGCAATCCCGGCCAAGCCGTTGATGATCCCATTTGTAACTTGGGTGAATTTCTCGCTGTTGGCAATTTGGTTGATTTTTGTGAGAATAGGGGCAAAAATAGATAGCGCCTTGTTCTGCATGGAAGTCCAAATTTGCGCCCAAGTCTTGGCATATTGGAAAACTTGGTTTCAATGTCATCTGCCGCCGCAAACATGGCGTTTTTCACCACATCTGCGGTGATTTGGCCTTCAGAAGCCATTTGCCGGATTTCACCAATGGAAACACCCAAGTAATCTGCAATACTCTGAATAATACCGGGGGCATTTTCAAAAATGCTGTTTAGTTCCTCGCCACGAAGAACCCCTGAAGCCATTGCTTGGGTAAGTTGAAGCATGGAAGCGGCCTGTTCTTGTGTGCTTGCTCCACCAGTGACAAACTGCTTGTTGACTAATTCTTGGAAGGCAATCACTTCATCCATGCTACCGAATGCATCACGGGCATTCAGGCCCAATTTTGCAATGGAAGAAGCGGCATCCATGTAGGAAGTGCGGGATCGTTGGGCGGAAGCCATTACCTTCTTTTCAAGGTCTGTCAGCGAACCACCATCATCAAATTGGATCATGGCGTTGTTCAACCGGGCTTTGGCGTTGGAAAACTGATCAGAAATATTCAGGATTTTCTTTGCCGCCGCCAAACCGCCCACAGTAGCCGCAATACCCTTCAACTTGCCCCACAAGCCATCAGCGGCATTGGTGCCATCCCTGATCCGCCGATTGAAGCGGTCTTGTTGGTTGCCAGCATTCCGAATGTTTTCTTCAATGGAATCGAAGGCGGCCCCGGCTCTTGCCAATTCATCACGGGCTTCCCGTATTGCAGATACATCAACAGAGTTGCCGGAAGCCCGTTGCATGGCTTCAAAACTGTTCAGCACAATATTCATGGCCCTGTGCATGGCCTGAAGCGGGGCGGTTACACCGTCATACAGGGCAATGGCCGTTCGGATGGTTGCCAATGGGGGTTCACCTTCTTTCCAAGGGAAAGCCGGGGCCAGTGGTTATTTCCTGCGGCCCCGGCGCTGTTTCCGTTCAAGTTCTTTTTGCTTTTTCTTTTCCCGCTCCACTCGAATATCAATGGCCGCAATGATAAAGGCCCTTTCCTTCCGGGGTAAAGCCAGAAAAGCAGATGGAATCAAGTGCAGTTCATGAAGGCAATAGTAAGCGATATTCGCTTCACCATCACCTTCTTCAATTAGTTTTTTACCTCGTCCACCTCGTCCTGAAGGGTGGTTTCAAAGCCGCAAATCTCCTGAACCTTTTGCAGATAGTCGGCATATTCGCCGGGGGTCAGCATGGTTTTCAGAAGGGCTTCTGCGCCATACGCCTTGTAACTGTCCTGAAGTTCCTTGTCGTTCAGGTTGGGGAACACGGTGCAGGCCACGGCCAGTTTGCCAAGGTACATATCATAGTCGGTTTCCTTCTGATACTGGTTTTTCTTGCCGGGGATGGGAACCCGCTTGGCACAAGATTTCCGAAGGGCTTCATCCTCGGTGCCGGTAATGGCCTTGATTTCCCATTCCATAGGCTTCCGCTTGCCCTTTTCATCCAGTTCATCAGACAAGAACCGCTTGGAAGCAACAAACTTCACATTCTCAACGGACAGGGCATTTTCAGCCAGAAAAGCGGACAAACTCATTGATAAAATCCTCCTATTTTGAAATTGAAAAAAAAAGAAAACCCGCCCACATTCACAAAATGGGGCGGGTTTTAACGGTGTTACTCCATCCCCGCAAGCATTGTGAAGGTTTCGGGCATCTCGAAATCCTCAAAGGTGAAGTCCATATCTTCATCCAAGTATTCCGCATCAGCGTCAAACTTGGCAAGAATGCCGCCATCAATGTTGCAATCCTTCAGGATCACAGTTTGACGGCCCACAGAAGAAGTGGGATCTTCATTGGTCACTTGAATGTCAAAATAGACATCCTCGCCAGTGTCCTTATATCGCTTCATCAGTTCACGGAAAATGCTGGTGTTGTAATGGAAGGTTGCGGAACCCGTACCCGTCCAGCCAGTGGCCTTGTTGCCCTTTCCGGTCTTGCCCAAGATGGGGATTTCCGTCTTGTTCTTCTCAAAATTGGCTTCAAGGTTGATAGCCTGCATGAAGTTGTACCGGTTGCCATCAATGGTGATAAAGCATTCAGCCAAAGAAGCGGAAACGCTGTCTTTTGCGTGCATTACAGTTGCCATATCCTCTTACACCCCTTTCTTACTGCACATAGACAGTCATATAGAGTTGGGCCATAGCGTTGACCGGGGTAACATAGTCTGTCACCACAACGGCCTTCTTGGTATCGCCTTGGGCAACCGTTATATTATCGCTGGTGAAGTTCTCAATGGCCTGGATATTCTGAAGTTTTTTATGGTGCTTCACAATATCGTTCCACAGGCTGATCCGCCCGGAAGCGTCATTTGGAACCTTGCCAATGTATTTCTTGCCAAACAGAACAGCAATATCATTGGCAATCTGATCCAGAACCCGGATGGTCTGATTGCTGGAAAAGTCAGCGGATTTTTCATCCGTCACGGAAACGAAGGTGTTAATATCCTCCAACACCTTCACTTCACCATCCACCAAATGGAACATGAAAGAACCTTCCAGAATGCCGTTTTCCAGTTCCGTTTGGGTATAATCGGTATCAACCTGATATTCCCCATCATAATCCATGCTGGTTGCGGACTTGTTCACAGCGGTTCCAGCAACCACGCCGGTTGCCCACGGAACCAAAGCGGGGTTTTCACTGTCACCCACAAGGCCGTTCTTCACGCTTACCACGCCTTCAAAATCGGCCAGATTGCGGAAAGTAACCACCTGAAACTTCTTGCCCACTTCATCCCGAAGGCGCTTGCAGTAGGACACAAACAGATCGGCCAATGTGGATTTGGTGGTCGGGCACCCCATAGCGTTGAAGGTATAGGCTTCCATCTTATCCAAATAGGTTTGATAGGTGGAATCCTCCACAGTGCCGTTGGCCCCATTGGTCAGGGGCGTGGTGGCGGTCAGGGCAATAGTAGCCGTGGTGATGAAGTCCACATAATCATTGGCTTTCAGGTCAGACATTTTGGAAATGGCCTTCTGCTGATCTACTTGGACGGTGCCAAGGAAGGTGGAAACATCATACAGTTTCGCTTCCTCTTGGCTGTTCTCGTTTTCCTCAATGACAATGCGAAGGTCATTGCCACGGGTGCCGGGATATTTGGCCGTTGCATAGGTACAAGCGGCCTTTGCGCCGGAACTGTTCAGGCGGAAGAAGTGAACCGTTTGGGCGTGTTTGAAAATCTCTCGCATGGGCTTCAGTTCATCCGCCGTGTAAGCATAGCCGAAAATCTTTTGGGAATTCTTCTGGAAATCCCCAAGTTCAACAGTGATAACCTCACCTTCAGGCCCCCAATTCATTTCAAGGGGGATGGTTGCAATACCACGGTCAGAGAGGGTGGCGCTTGCGTTTGCAACCGAAATGAAGTTGATATATGCACCGGGCAGAATTTTGTTCTGCGTCAAAAAAGTGCCGCCGCCAAGGGCCATATCAATTCACCTTGCCTTTCTTGAAAAAGTTTTGGAGCAGGCTGTCCACCTGCTCCATCGTGTATTCCTCGCCATCCTTCAGCAAAACGGACAGAAGATCACGCCGCTTGGCGTATCGCTTGAAGGTCAGGATATTTCTTTTGGTGAAAACCGGGACATTGGAAACAGGCGGGGCCGCTTCCGCTGTCTTGGGCTTTCTGGTTTTGGTCGTAGGCATTTTTAATCCCCTCCAATGGTTCCAACCTCGGTTTCCAAGGTTTCCATCATCGTTTCATCTGTGGGCCGGATCATGGGCAAGTTGTAGTTCACAAAGTAGTGAAGAACATTGTCCACAACCTCATAATTCATGCTGGTTCCATGAAGAAGATCACCATTGGGAAGCGTGATGAAGTCCAAGGCTTCCATCATCGTTTCCGCAACGGTGAACATTTCCGCATTATTGCGGGGGTTGGTCGGAAAATACTGAATGTCGAATGGGTTCCGCTTGATGAAGCGCCGCCCAAGCATGGGCGTGATTTCCGGTTGTAAAACGGCAATCAAAAAACAGGGTTCTTCTAAACCCTGTTCCACATCATTCTGATAGATTTCATACCCATCCCCAAAGGCGGCGTTCAGTGCCATTGAAATTCCTTTAATGATCTCATTAAGCATCGAAACACCCCTTCAGGAACAAATACAACTTCTTTTCCAGAATTTTTGGGGCTTGCTGTTCCAGTTCTTGTGTGGAAATGGTCAGCATATAGCGCCCCTTTACCCAATTTTTCTTCAGCACCATCCCGCCTTCAGCGTCAGGATCATAAACAAAGCGGTCACTTTCCCAATAACCGGGGATGAACCTCCCCGGCGTTTGCCGGTGGCCGTATTCCACATAGGACGCATATTGCAGATTGTTCAGCACAACAACGGTGTAATGGGTTCCCCGGTGGCCCACAGGCATTACCGCCCATGCGTCACGCAAAGTTCCATATACAACCGGCGTTCGCTTCACAACTTTCCGCAACAACCGGCTTGCAAGGTCTTTGGCGGCTTGTTGGCAGAATTTATCCAAGTCAGCCTTCATCAGCCGTTCCATTCGCTTGTTCAACTGTTCCAGTTGCTTGAAATCACATTTTCCCCATTTAGCCATCAGGCATACCCCTTCCAAGGCTCCAACTGGATTTCTTGATGGTTGGTGAAAACCCCGGCTTCACCGCTCTTGGAATAGGTGAATTTCCGTTCAAGGTCGTTGAACCGTGTAACCACGATTTTTGAACCAGCGGGGATTTCCACATCAGGGGAAAGAAACAGTTTCACGGTTTGGGAAACGGCGGCAACGGGATCACCAGAACTTGAAGTTAAAGTTTCAAAGGACAGTTTGCAGGGTTGATCTTGAAGAAGCGGCGTTTCCACAAAATCAGTTAGTTTGGTTGTGGGGTCTTTCACCTTTTCCTGCTTGTAGACGGTGCAACGGTCTTTCCACAACCGTTCAAGGGCTTTGCGCTGGGCGTTCACCATACCAACCGCCTATACCGGTAGATTTCATCCAACCGGCCATTGATCAGGAAATTGATCAGGCTATCCAACCGCTGTTCCGGGGTGGAATTGCCATCCCCAATGGCAAAAACCGTGTTGGTATCGCCTTCCTGAATTTGTTTTACCGCCGCTTCAAGGTCAAACCCTTCCAACTGCCCATTGGCTTTCTTCATGTTCAGATATTCACCAACCGCCATAGATACGGCCATACTTTCCAGCCCTTCAGGGACTTCCCGAAGGTTGGTCAAATTTTTGATCCGCCATTGGACATTGGTAATCACCATATCCAACAGCGGATCATCAGCGGCCCCCGTCACGCCAAGGGCCGTAAGCATTGCAATCACCTGTTCACGCAACGGGGATCACCGCCGTTCCATCAGCCCAAAGACTGAATCCGGGCAATGGGAATTGCCTTGTGGTTGATATAGGTGCGCTGGGAAGCGGAACTCTCCCCGCTGTGAACCAGCGTCCAGTTCTGCCCGTTCTCCAACTCCGCATCGGTGGGGGAGGACTTGGGTTGGCTCTTCTTCTCGTAAGAGATACCAAAGGGGCTGAACACCTTGCGCTGACGCATATACAGGGTATCTTCACCGCCCTTAGTCTTGGGGTCACGGGCCATTTCATAGGGAACCTTGGCCCCAATATCTTCATAGGAGATAGCACCGTTGCCCATGATAAAAGTGGTGTACTGCGTAGCGGGAACCACATACATATCAGCCGCAAGGGTACGGGTGCCAAAGTAAGGGGTGGCATTCGCAAGGTCAATTTCGTTGGCGGCGGAAGCACCAGAAGCCTTGATCACCAAAGCGCCGGGGGTGTCTGCATCGGCATCAGCATAACCGGCCACGGCGGGAAGGTCATCGTCCACAACCACGGTACGGCCATTCCAAGTGGCAAGGGTCAAATCCTTCTGAATGCCGTCCCCGTCCGTCTGCTTCATGAACTCCAACAACTTCATATTTTCAAGGTTGGTGGCAACATCACTGTGCATGAACACCAAAGAAAACTTCTGCTTGTTGGCTCCGCAAGCCTTGTTCACGGCGCTGTTCAGGGTGGTGGCACTCATAGGGGCATAAATCGTGGTGCTATGCTTCTCCACAAATTCCTTATTCTTGGCATCGGTGGTGGGCATAGCAAAAACACCCTTCAGGATAGACAGAAGGGTTTTCTGATCCAAGGTGTCCTTGTACTCGGCAACTTGGGCGGAAACATTACCCATGAAGTCAACCCCACCGGTAATGTCATAACTGAAATCTTTTTCCGTCCATGCCTTGGCACGGCCAACAACCACCATACCCTGTTCAAAGGTCTTGGTGGAAGTGGCGGTAATGTCGGTTTCGCCATCATAGTTCACCGCATCACCATCCAACAGGCCACGCATGGCAAGACGGGCGTAAGCGGTGCCGTTCTGACTGGTGAACACCGCCCGAATATCGGGGTTCCCGGCCAGCGCACGGGATTTCTTCAAGGCGTTCAGGGTCAGGTTAGGCACACGGCCAACCATGTACTTGAACGCTTCAGGATTGAAAGACTTTGCATCAAACTTGGTGTTAGCCATTGTTCAAACATCCTTTCTGTGTGTTCAGATTGTGTGGTTTACTCCAAAACCGCATCAGGGTTTTCCTCCATGTACTTGCACAGTTCGTCATAGGACATTTTGGAAAGGTCATCCCCGGTGGGCTGATTGTGGGGATCGCTCTTTTCAGCGGCCTTGGCTCCCTTGAACTTGGCTTTGCCGCTGGTGTCGAACAGAAAAGCGGTGTCCTCACCCTTTACCAACTTGCCGATTTCTTCATCCAGCCCCTTCACGGTGCCATCCTCGGCCAATTCCGCCTTCTCCAAGAATGCGGCCAACAGCGCCTTTACAGCGGTGTTGTTCTTGGCCTTGGCATTGGTCAGGGCCATATCAACGGCATTACCGATTTTCAGGGCCTTGATTTCCGCTTCATGGGCTTTCTTCTGCTGGGCGTTATCAGCCTGAAGTTGGGTGATTTGGGTCTGAAGGGCTTCTGTGTCACCGGTGGATTTCTTCAGGGCTTCCAACTGCTGATCCCGTTCACCAATGGTTTTCTTGGCGGTTTGAAGTTCCGTGTTCACTTCATTGAACCGGGTCTTGGTCACAAAAGAACCGTTCAGCCCTTCCATAACCTTGTTGGCCTGTTCCTCGGTCAAGCCCCATTCCATCAACTTTTCTTTCGTCATAGTGCGATACCTCCATAAAATCCTTTTTTACCGTGGGTAAGGAACCACGATTTCCCCCGGCTCACTTTACCGCCCAAGCCGGGAAGGGGCGATTGGGTATGAAAAAACCACCCACCGGCCAAGGCCGGGGGCGGCTCATTCAACGATATTGTTTTGTTCGTTCTCTTTCAGGCGCTTCATATAGGTTTCAAATTCTTCCACCACTTCAGGCGGTGCGCCTTCTTTCAGGTGCCAATTATCAACTTCCGGCACAAACCATTCGCTTGTGAAAAAGTCAGGCATCGGCATTGGTATTCATCCCCTTCATCAATTCCAAAAGTTGTTTGCCAAATTCTTCAGCAACCGGGCGGGGGCTTTCACTGTCCATCCACTCACAGAAGCATTCAGCAAACCATTCTTGGGCATCTTGGGTGGCGTAGCCGCTCACCGCTGTTTTGGTATCGGAAACCTTCAACCCACAAGCCTTCATCACCCGTGGGCGAAGATATGCGGAAACCTTCTTGGCTCTCCAACCGTTCATTCCTGCCAACTGGTGAATTACAGACAGGTAATCATCCACGGCATGGCCCAATTCATGGGTGACAATGGAACCAAAGGTGGTTCCTGACGGGTGGAAACCATGTTCCAAATCCCTTGCATAAAGTTTGGTCAATCGCTCCACATCAGAAAAATAGGTTCGGTTCACAGAAATTCCACCACGGCCCAAACCATAAGAACATTGGGCATAGGTGCCAGCATTCAACTTTATGGCATTGATGGAATTCAGTTGGCCCCGCAATTCAGGAAGGCGGTTGAACACATTTTCATGGGATTTGAAAATCGCCTTGGCTGTTTCAAGATCACAACCTTGCAAAGAAAGAAGTTGGTTCCCGTCAAAGGGTTTCCCATTGGGAAGGGTAGTGGTATAAAACCATCCTTGTTCCTTCATCAAGGCTTCCACTTCATCAACGGTGGTACAATCGTCCACGGTTTTCTTCATTATAGCGCCCACGGCGGCAACCGTCAAACCGTCCTTCACGCCATCCACAAACGCTTTCTTCCACTCGGAATATTTCATGTTTTCCGGGACATAGTACACTTTCCCATCGGCGGTGCGGGCGGCTCTCTCACCGTCCATATCGTCATAATAAGGGCAAGTGGTTCCCCGACAATTTGGATGGAAGGGCGGAACAGTCACCCCCGGTTCATATTGGGCCAGCGGGATCACCTTTCCATCAAGGGGTTGGCATACCGCACAAGTGCGGGAATCCAGCGTTTCCACAATTTCAATCTGATCTACTCCCAAATCCTTATACATCTGGATTTTGGAAACGGCGTTGAAATAACTGGTTTCTGTATGCACCAGCCGCCTTGCCTTATAGCGGGAAGTTCCGAACCGCTTTTGAATGGCCGTGATAATCTTGGCCGGTGGATCACCCCGCAACATTCCCTGAATCAGTTCTTTGTTTACGGTGTCCACCAATTCAGCCTTGTTTATCCAACAGCGATCCCGAAAAGTGCGCCCGTCCGTTGTCCAAGGCTTTGAAAGTAAAGTTTCAAGTTTCTTTTGGTTTAGGGCGGTGAAATCCCACCCAAGGCCAATGCCCTTCTGAACCTCAAAGGCTCCACGGGTGTACCCGTTGGAAGTCAGTTCCTTCAGAAGATCATCAATCCCATCCACCTGATTACCATACAGAAGTTCGATTTGCTGTTGAATTTGCAGTTGGATTGCTTCAAGGCGGCTGACATGAAACCGGGTGGAAGCGTTTTCCAGTTTCTTGATCCATTCTTCAGAAAGGTTGGCTTGCTGTGCGGCCTTCACATACTGTTCAGCAGTCCACTTGAATTCTTCCAGTTGTCCGGCGGTCAGCATTTTCCGGGCTTCCGCCAAAGTCACCTTGTTATTGGTGGCAAAACGCTGATACCAACTTTCAATGTCACGCTGAACCGAATGTTCCGCTTCCCGGTAAATATCTTCAAGGGTCTGAAGGTATTCATCACTTTGTTTGTGGGCCGAATTTTCAAGAACGGCGAACCGGCCCCGCCAATAGTCAGCATTTTTCACGGGGTCACGCTCCCTTCTTGAATGGCTGGGGTGGTTGGAATCGAACCAACGCTTCAGGGGGTCAAAACCCCTTGCCTTACCTCTTGGCTACACCCCAATATTGGTGCCGGGTATGGGAGTTGAACCCATACGCCAAAGGCGGCGGATTTTGAATCCGCTGTGTCTGCCTGTTCCACCAACCCGGCAAATGGTGACGCATGGGGGAATCGAACCCACCGATCCCGGATTGAAAGCCCGGTGGCTTAACCTCTTGCCAAATGCGCCATGTAAAGTGCCGGGGAAAGGAATTGCACCTTTGACCGGGTAAGGAGGTGAACCCCGGCCCCGCCCCATTATTGCCCCGGCATATAGGGAAGGCGGGGATTATTCGTCCCCGCCTTCATCATCAGGATTGTTGTTCTGACCGTTTCCAAAAGCCCCGCCGTATTCCTGCGCTTGGGCCATTGCTTCTTCCTTTTCTTTCTGAAGCCGTTCCAATTCCGCTTCAGCGTCCGTTGTCCACGGGTGCTGGGCCACAATGGTTTCATTGGACAGAATACCAACAGATTTGGAACAGTTTTCAATGGCTTCACTCTCATTGATCAGCATATCCCGGTTGAAAACAATGGTGACTTCCTCGCTCTCAAAGTCACCCCGGCCAGTATTGGCAATGTCCTGATTGATAAACCAAATCAGGTCATTAAAGGCCGCTTGGAACTCGGTTTCCATCCCGTTTGCGTCAAGGTCAATATCAGAATACATGGATTGAATGTTCATCTGATTGGGATTGTTGCCCATGCGGTCATCCTTGGCATTGTAGCCACGGGCATTTTCAATCAATTTATCCTTGAACAATTTCAGAATGGAATTGAAGTTTTCAGCGTTGATTTCCACAGTCAGGGTTTCCACCCCGCCATCTTCCCGAACCTTCACGGCTCCATAAGTGGCAAGGTTGCGCCGGAACTCTCCAAGGTTTTCCCCGTCATAGTTCTTCAAAATCAGGATGGTGTTTCTTGCGTCCTCCTGCATATTGTTTTCAAAGTCAGAAAGCATGGTGTTGATACCATCCTGAAGGGTTTTCACCCTGCGGATTAGAGGAATTTCCTGCTTGTTGTATTTGAACGGGATCAGCGGAATCCGCTCCCAATTCAGTTCAACGGTTTCTTCCCCATCATCAACACTGAAATAGTTTTCATGCTCCCCCAACTGTTCATCCGGGGTCAGGGTGGTTCCATCATACACATAGCGCCAAAGCCCATCACGCTTGAAAATCTCCACTCGCTCCACAATTTCCTTGCTGAACCCGTTCCAAACCTCTTGGGGGTAAAGACGGATTGCACAATCAAGGATGGTGTGATCATCGTCAGCCCAAAAGGGAAGGATTTCTTGGGCGGGGAAGTGCTTAAAGGCCAGTTGCCCATCATCCCCATAGTAAGGGAACAACCAACCAATCCCGCCTTTTAGGGCATCTTCACAGACATACTTCAGAAGGCGGCGGAACCGCTTATCAAAAACCCTGTTCAGCAAGTCCGCATAGGTCTTGTTTTTACAGGTCACGGTTATAGGCTTGCCCACAAGGTAATTGGGTTTCTGATCCACCATCAGGGCAAATTGGTTATCCACCAGCCGATTGTTGGGAAGGTTGTCAACTTCCTGAAGTTTGCCATCCTCCCCAATGATGGTGCGCTTTCGGAACAGAATATCATGGGTGCCTTCATAGTAGGCATCCCCGGTAATCTGTTCCTTCCGCTTGTGGCTCCGCTTCCATTCATCAATTTCAGCGGCAAAGAACTGAAGTTCAGTCATGCCGGTATATCCGCCCATCAGGATCAGGCGATTGATCCGGGCTGTTTCAGTAAGCATAGGCATATTCAATCACCTTCCTTTTGTGGGGGGGGGCTTGAAATCCAATGGGCCGCTGTCTGGTCTTTTCCAAGGTCAGCGTTTGGTTTGAAAGTTCCACTTCAATCTTCAAAGACTGGTAGGGAAGCCGCTCCGCCCACTGTTCAATTTTCTTCAAAATGTGCTGTTGTTCAAACATGGGCGGTTCCTTTCTATTGACCAATGAACACGAAGCCCCGAAAACACACGGTTTCCGGGGCCTGTTGTTACTACTCTGTTACTCAAACGAAAAAGCGGGGCCAACCAGCATATCTTCCAGCGCATAGCGCATAGCGTCCATCAGGTGGTTAAAATCATCAATGGGGCGGTTGATCTTGGCCCCGAATTTATCTTCATCCCATGTGTAGTTTGAAATTTCTGTGATAAAGTTCACACAACGGGGATGGATGATGATAATATAATCCTGAATGTACTGAATGCCGTTGTTTACACTGTCCTTGCCCTTCCGGGCGGCTCTGATACGGGGAAGCCCTGCTTCCCGCAATTCGTCAATGCTCTTGGGTTCTGCGCAGTCGGCCTTGATACGCTCTTTGGCATAGCCCATCACCGTGATCCGGTTGCTGATTGCCCGGTTGGTCAGGGCCTTTTCATACAGTTCATCAAAAACCCAAATAGTTTTTTCTTCCTTGCTCACCAGCCCACAGAACAGGGCCGTTGGGTCATTGGTATAACCGAAGTCAAGGCCGAAGGCCGATTTCACGCCGTTCCGGGCGCTGATTTCAGTCGGATTGAACAGTTCTTCCCGCCAGTTCTCATAAATCAGGCCATCCACAATGCCCCAACCACCCAAACCGGCCACTTTATAGCGCCGGGGGTTGGTTTCCTTCATGGTCTGGAAAACCTTCAGATCGGCTTCATCCAGCCATTCATTACACTGATAATTGGTGGTTGTGGCGTAAATCTGCCCGTCCGGGGAAGTCCAACTGTCATGGAAGTGATATGTGGGGTTCCCTTGTTCGTCCTTGCCGATGATTTCACCGAAGAACCGCTTCCTGATCCAGTGCTTTTCATTCCACGGGTTGAAGGTTAGGGTAATTTGCTTGAACAGGCCGCTTTCTTCCGGGATAGCGCCACGAATGCTTTCGTCCAGCATATTGAAATCATCTTCATTGGTGATTTCATAGGCTTCTTCAATCCAGCACCAGCACAGATACCCAATTTCAACCGTGATAGAAGTCACCTTCAAAGGATCATCAAGGCCCCGGAAGTAAATCTTCTGACCGGTGGGGGTATAGGTCATTTCAAGAGGGCTTTCCTTCACTTCCCAATAAGCCTGAACCCCAAGCCGGTTGATTGCCCACTTCAATTCCGTGAAGCAACTATCCTTCAAGGTTCTGAACACCTTGCGAACCACAAGGGTATTGGCTTCCGGGTATTGCATCATCCGTTTGATGATGTTCAGGGCCGTGGTTTTAGATTTCTTACTTGCTCGGCTCCCTTTACAAACCCGGTAACGGCCTTTGAAGTTCCAGAAAGTTCCATAGCCTTTACCAACCACTTCAGGAAGGCGGATCACCTTGGCCTTGGGGTTAATCTTCAAGTTGATCATCCCCCATGATAACCACGGGAACAGCACCGCCCAAATCTATCTTGTCATTGAACAGGGCGTAACGCTTGCCAATCAATTCAGCGGCCTTCAAGCGTTCCTTGGCGGAAACATCAATATCCGCTATGGTCTGAATACCATCACCAACCAATTTCAACACCTGTTCGGTGTGTTGTCCCCGCATTACAGCGGTCAGGTATTCAAGGACTTCTTGGGCATCAGCGATTTTGGCAGAATGAAGTTTTTCAAGTTCGGTTTCAATGTAGGCTTTCAGGTCAGGTTTTGCAAGGTTTTCCGAACCTGTCTGCTTTGCGGTCTTGGGCGAATACCCCGCCTTGATTGCCGCATCGGTGGCATTACCGCTGATCAGGTATTCATCACAAAACTTCCGCTGTTTCGATGTCAAGGTATTCACCCCCTTTGAAAATCAAAAGAAAAGCGCCCCGGTTCCCCGTAGGCGCAATTTCATATCTGCATTGTACCACTAACTAACGGTGACTTTCTATTGCTAATTACTGTCCATTAGTGACGCAAATGCAAGAAGGGCTTTTCCGTGGGTTCTATAAACCCATCTGATTTCATGCTCTGTTTCGTCAGCAATGATTTCCCACTTTTTATCTTGGATATACCGGGCAATCAGAATATTCCGCTGATCAAGGTCAGGGATTTTACTGATCATGTTAAAGGCATCCTTCTTCATGGTCACAAGTTCATCAATTTGGGCATTTATATCATCTTCAAGGGACATGATTTTTACAATCGTTTCCCCTAAAGTGTCTTTTGGCCCGGAAGTTTGAACCTTGTCCGGCTTCAGTTCATAGTTCTGACTTGTCAGCCCTGCCCGAAGGGTATTCACGGTATCTGTCAACCGCTGGATCAGCCGGTCAGTTTTATGAATTTGGGAAAGATGGTCTTTCGCCTTTTGGGAAAGTTCCTTATCAGTCACTATGTAGCACACATCCTTTCATACATCTGTTCTGTGAAAACTTCAGGAATATCAAGGCTTTTCAAGGTGTAGAACAGATGGAACAGATATTTTCGTCATTCTCTCTTAATATTACTTTCTTATATATTTTTTTATATTTTAAGTTTAAGTAATATAACATCTGTTCCATCTGTTCTACTTTACGAAAAAGCCAGTATTTTCAACGGCTCACACCGTCACAGATCAGGTGTTTACATCTGTTCCATATCTGTTCCAACTTCTGAAGGGTTTCTACTGCCAGCGCCTTCAACCGGGCTTTGAAAATCCACCACTCCAACTTCCGCCGCAACCACCGGGGGCAATCCATTGTAACGGTGAAAGAAACACCCGTCAGAATCGGCGGAAAGTCTGACGGCTCCGCTTCTAATGAGATTTTGATTTCCTCAACTTCTACAACGGGTTCCCCATTGATATACAGGGTTCCTTTCCCGCTATCAGTGTTCGGCCCCATTTTTAGCACCTGCCTTTTTTTCTTTGAAAGTTAATTTTCAACTTCATCCAGCCTATCACAGCAAATTTGAAAATATCCGGGGTCAATCTCATAGCCTATGTAGTGCCTTCCGGTATTGACCGCCGCAACTGCGGTAGAACCGGAACCAAGACAATTATCCAATACTACATCACCTTCATTTGTATAAGTCTTAATTAGATATTCCAATAGTGCAACAGGTTTTTGGGTCGGGTGTAATCTTTTCCCATCTCTTGGAAAAGATAAAATAGATAGCGGATTTCTTTTAAACTTTCTGTATCTACATTATGGGAGTTTCCATAACATGTTGTGTGAACCCTATTCCCGTTAATCTTTTTGTACGGCTTGGAATACCAATACTGTTTGTTGTATAGGGGGGGGGGATTTATAGAAAACCAAAATGTTTTCGTGGCTTTTCAAAGGCTTTCGATTTGCATTCAAAAAATCACAACCCTTCTGCTTATCCCAAACCAGATCATATCTAAACAGTTCAATTTGGCTTTGAATTAGTTTGGTTGTAAAGGGTTCTGAAGCAAATAAAACGATAACCCCATTGTCTTTGATTATGCGTTTATATTGTGCCCACAACGGCTGAAAAGGAATTATTTCATCCCATTTACACGCCGTAGTTCCATAGGGCAAATCGCACAGGATCATGTCAATACATTTGTCAGGCAATGAAGGCATCCCTTCCAAACAATCCTGATTATAAATTGTATCAAGTGCTATCACCTGTATTCCCTCCCGCTCCGCTTATCCTTCAGTTCAATCCTGTTCAGCAGTTCAAACCCGGCCAAGCGGATAATATACTTCAGAACGAAAATCAGATTGTTCAGCCGCCGTTGTTGTTCGTCATCCTCCCTGATAACCGGCTTCAACCCCTCATAGGCGGTGGGATCGGGGTAGCCTTCACTATTTTGCCAAGGCTTGGGCATCGCCTTTCCTCCATTTCTATTGCTCTTGTGAACGATTAGGATTGTTTTCACAACCTTTGCAATAATAGGCGTGAATTTGTTCCGCTATATGGGGCGGAAACGGGTGGTTGTTAGGACATACATCACAGGGATTTGAAATTCTGGTTGGTATGTCCTGAAGTTCGGGGTGTTTGATTTCCATATACAAGGCAAAGAGGATATTCCAAGCCGCCGCCCGAAGGTGGGGTTCATCCTTCATACCCATCATGTATTTGGCAAGGTGCCGGAAAGCCGAATCAATCAGGCTATGGATAGGAATGCCCTTTTCACAGTTCCTTTCCCCATACTTCAGCGCCCCTTCTTCACAATGCTTTGACACTTCCAGAAGGGCTTCCCATGGTAATAAATCCATGCGGCCTTTGCCGGTGTGCATATCCCGAACCGCCCCGGTATCAAACTGGGTGCGTTCTCCACTATCTTTAATCATGCCAGCCTGTCACCCTTTCTAATTCCTCAAGCACCGCCCACACAATTTCCCTTGCTTCATGGGTGGCTGTACTCTTTGCAATCGTTTCTTTCAGCCTATCTTCCAAATACCCCCGATCCAGCGGGTGGCAAGCAGATAAAGAATTAGAAAATCCAGTTACTTCACCATGCAAGAAAGAACAACGCTTTTCCAACCGATGAAGGACTTCCCGAAGAACTGCCTTCTGGTATTTGGCTATTTCTTGAACCTCATTCTTCAATTCCGGGATTTCCCCATATTCAATGGCTGAATTTACATCAAGCCCATGGTCAGAACAGAAGGTTTCAGCATTGAATAGGCTTCCGAACACCCGCCGCCCCACTTTAGCATAGGGAATAGCCTTGTTTTTGAATTTGGAATATTGATGGTTCATAAATCGCCTTCCGTTTCTTCTATAAAAATTCTGGTTTTCTTTCCACGAATATACTTTGCGTCTGTGGTCAATCCACAGCGCCTTGTAATTTGCCGTGAAAACTCAATGTTAGAAAGGGCTTGGAAATTGTTTACAATGCAGTATTCTTTATATCTCCGGTAAACCGTGGCCGTTGCTTCATTGACAATCCCATCAATTCCCACTTCATTGATAAAGCCAATAATGGGATTGTTGTTCTGCTCGTATTCATCCAACTGCCCCTGAACTCTGCTGGAAGTGGTAAATTGGGCGTTCATCAATACCCGGCGCAAAGCGTTCAGCCCCAGCAAAGCCAGATATTCCATTGAACTTTGTTCACAAAGTTCATCCTTGATAAATGGGCGGAAGTCTGGATCACTGGGGGTAAACTTGGCATCGAAGGGGACGATCACTAATCGCCTTTGAACGGCTCCGGTCTTATCCTTCATGCGGGGAATTACATTAGCACTAAACAGGAACTTTGAATAATTATTGAATTCAAAGGGATCTTGGCCTTTCCGCTCCACATTCACCCGTTCGCCTGTTACCAGTTTGCGGAATACAGACGCATTGGCAATGAATTCATCCCCAATATCATCACCAATGTTCGCCAGTTTTCCGAACAGTTCAGCGGTTTTGAACCTGTCCCCAAGTTCTTTCAGGTCAAGAGAAGCGATATTGCGATCTCCCAACATATTTTTGACTACATGAAGGAAAGTCGATTTGCCGTTGCTCTTGTCACCGATCAGGATGAACGCTTTGCCCAACTCATTCCGCCGATACAGGCAGTAACCCACCATTTCTTCCAGCAAGGCCCGGACTTCAGGATCATTACAGGCCAGCCGGTTTAATGTGTAGTCCAGAAGTTCATTGTGGGCGGCTGGATTATACGGCCAAGGAATCTTGTTGGTGATTACGATTTCCGGCGTAAAATCTGAAAAAGAACCATCCCGAATGTTGTAAAGGCCGTTGCTGAAAGCAATGATGTTGGGGTTGGTGGCCTTGGTTTCCCCCTCGGTCTGGAACATCACTTCCAGATAGGCCAAAACCTCTGACCGGTGCGCCCGTTTCAGGTTGGGGATATGCTTGATCATCTGCGCTTCAATCTCCATAGCGCCGGGGACATAGATACCATCCCGGTATATATGAAGTTGGTTATTGATTTTCACAATATGGTTGTTGTTCTTCAGGTACACTGCAAACTTATCAAACAGGAAGGTTTTATCCTTGAAGAAAATGGGCTTCTTGAAGGCTTCATCCCGAAGGATTGTTTCAAGTTCCCGGTCTGGTAGTGGTTCATCCAGCACATAGCGGTTAATCAGACGGATAGTTCCACGGGCTTCTTCCTTGGTGAAGTCCTCGCTTTGAAGGGTCAGAATGTAATTAAACAGGGCTTGGTTCCGCCCGTCTCCGGCTCTCATATCCAAGAACTTCATACTGGTTTTAACAGGGGTCAGCCATTTGGGAAGGTCTTGTATTTCATCTTCCGGCCAGTCATACAGAATAGGCCGTTCAATACCATTGAACTTTAGAACTGAATAACTGTTATTCCGTCCTACTTTGGCATCAGACACAATCCCAAGGGCCAAGGTCTGTTTTGTCCACCCCTTTTCCACCAGCCCTTCCGGGTTGCGGAACAGGAAGTGTTTTCCCCTTGTAGTCTTATACACCCGGCATTTCAAGGAAAGGTCTTTGACGATCCCGAACAGCAGATCGGAAGTTTCGCCATCGTCCACATCAATCAGGATGGTTTCTTCTCCAAGAATACCGGCATATTCTTCAAGGTCTTGAACATCTTCAAGGCGGTTTAACCGTTTTCTTCCCTTGAATTTTTCAAGGCATTGTTTGTCTTTGGTCGGGACAAATCCCCGGAACAGTGGTTGCATGGGTCAAATCCCCCCCCCCTTCTCGGTCAACCCCATAATCTTTCAGGCGCTTCCACGCCAAATCAATGTAATATTGTCTGTCCAGTTCATCAGGGACGGGAAGGGCCGTAACATCATCATTGATGATGAAGCAATGTTCCGGGGTGTTCCCAAATTTTTCAGGGTTCTTCTTCCGGCCACGCACGATTTTCCCGGACACTTTGAATAATCCGCCTTTGCGGTGATCCGTGGAAGCGAACACCCGAAATGTCTTATCTGTCTGAACTTCACCGCCGCTGAACCTTTTCACCGTCTTTGAACGGCCTTTTTCATCCCTGATTTTCTTCATCGTGATCACAGGGGAATAAAGCGCACATTCATATTTGCTGGAAACCTTAACTACCTTCTGAAAATCCCGAAGGCAATTACAGCCCCCAATGGTTTCTTCCGGGGATTTCCCATGGATGAAATATTCACTGATAGCCCGGTTCACAATGGGAAGGTCATAGTCCAGATCGGACAGTTTCTTTACATAAGCGCCCTTGGCTTTCACCGCCCCGGTTTCCCGATCCACCAAAAAATAGTTGTTTACATCTTTCTGGTAAATGTCCCCCATGAAGGTGTCAAAGTCCATCTTCATTCCGGTTCTTTGCTCCCACTCCCAAACCACATCATCAATTTTTTCAAAATCCCGTTCATAGTCCGCAAGTTGGACAATAATACCATCCGTGTTGTTCTGAACCAGTTTGCAAAAGGGTTCAAGGTGTTCAACCAAATCCAAAAGTAAAAGTTGGCCGTTGATACAAATGGTGTTGTTGCTCATGGGGTCATAAAGGGCCGATTGCGGTTGCTTCATCTGCCCTGAAATAGCGTTGTCCATGATCTTGAACGGCTGACGGGCTTTCTTATCCCCTTTTCGCTTGAACTCAATGTTGCTGTCATGGATGAACTCAAAGTTTTCAGGGTGATCCATCACTCGATACCCAATTTTGAATTGCTTTTGCAAAGATGGATAATATGCCGTAACATCAATTACCAAGAAAATCCCGTGGGCGTGATACTTTGGAATAGCACCATGCCCACCGCCCCAAGCGAAGGTATGCGGAACACCGGCAACAGTTATATTTTCCTGCGCCTTACCATAGTTGTGATTGACCGGGTTCTTGTACCAATCGGCCACAAACCGGTATTTATTCAGCCGCAAGCATTCCAGAATCGGGAAATCAAATTCATCATCAAAGGTTCTCCCCTTGCCATTTCCGCCCAAAATTTCAGCCGCAAGTTGGGCTTTGGTTTTTCCGATGGAATTGGCGCCAAGGTGAAAGTGGTTCACAAAGAACATTGTGGTGTTGAATTCTTCAATGTTCCGAATCCAGACTTCCACGGTTTCCTCCACATCATGGCGGCAATATTTGACCGTTTCGGCCAGTTCCGCTTCCGTCAAAGGTCGGTCAATATCGAAGGGAACCGTGGTTTCCTTGATGGAATGGCCCATGAAGGCTTCCAGTGCCTTCAGGCTGATAGGCGGATTGGGCATCACATCATAATTGGTCAGGGGGAAGTTCCTGAACAAACTGGAAAAACGGTAGCCGGGTTTATCATCAAGGATGATCCAGTCATTCACTTTCTTTGGGTTGAACCCGCACAGAATACCTTTCAAGATGAATTGGTCATAATGGCGGTTATTGTACCCGGCCCAAATGGTTTCCTTGTGGCTCTCATAGAACCCCTTTAATCTGTCAGGGTCATTGATGATCACGGTTTCTTCTTTGGCGGACAGGTCGATCAGGACAACCAGCCAGTCATAAGCGAAAACCTCAAAGTCATAGAAGATCATCTTTTCACCCGCTTTCTGAAGGAATTTTTGGTGAATCAGTGAGAACAGCCCCGCCACGGGAAGGCTTCACCTTGGGGCCAACCGGGGCAACCGCCCCGGCCTTTTGAAAGTTAAGGTTCAAAAAACCTCTTTGTTGTAGACTTTTTGCCTACAATTATTGTAAAAAATTTTGCTCTGGTTTTCAATCCTCAACTTCAAAAACTTCATCAATGGAAACGGAATTGAAGCGGGTATCATCGTAATCCACCGAATATTCCAGTTTGCCATCAATGGCTTCCGCCACATCAAGCACCAACTGACGGAAAGGCTCATAGCCGTTGAAACTGATAGGAATACCGGACTCCAACTTGTCAAGGAAGCCAACGGCGGAAGCGATCATGTTCTTATCGTTCTTGGTGCCATACAGAACCCGGTTCATGAAGATCCGCTGGTTCTTATACTCACCGGCCAGAATCTTGAAGGACACAGACAGCATAGGCCGCCCATCGGCTTTGGTTCCCTTAACCTCCAAGGTTTCTACCCTCACTTCATACTTGCCAGCGGGAATGGTGGGGAAGTCCCCGCCGCCGTTCTTCTTGGCTTCCTCCACATCAGCCTGAAGGCCCTTCAGGTCAATAGTTTTGTCAATCTTGGAAAAATCGAGTGCCATAGTTTTTTACCTCCAAAAATGTATTTTTTAGAAACGCTTCAGAATGTCGAACAGACCGGAAAACATCTTGGCGGTTTCTTTTGCTTCCTCCATTTTGGCCCGTTCCTCGTCAGTAGGGGTGAACCCCTCAACCGGTTTGAACAGATCATCCGTCAGAATGGTGTCAAACAAGTTATCAAAGGCCGCTTCTGCCAGAAGATCACTAAAATCATCATGCTTTTGGGCATATATAATTAGGGCTTCTTTTGCGGCCAGTTTGTGAATGGCAATCAGGGCTTCCAGGTTAAGGCCGGGCGGGGGGGGGATCATGTTAGCGGCAACGGTAATTTTGCGGAACAGCCCCCGCTTTTCCATTTCCGCTTTGAACTTGTTCAGCGCATCATTCATGGTGTTTACCTCCTAAAGTTGATTGGAAATGATCTTTCCTATTTCCCTCACGGAATGGGCGATTTTTTGACGATCAGCCCGCTTCCTTTGAAGAACTTGGGTAATTGCGGCGGCTTCCGCTTGAATATCCTGAAAGGCTCTGCGGTTGCTCTCCAAATCGCTTTCATAAGCGGTCAGGTCAGTATCAACCTTGGCTTGGGTATAATCAGCGGCCTTTTCCGCCTGTTCTACATGGGTTCTTAACCATTTGGCGGCATCATAGCCCATGCAATCTTCCACCAGTTCCAAGAAGTGGCGGAATTCAAACAGCGTGTGAACCGAACCATCTTTCAGGCTGACCACACAGGGGCAAGGGTCAATTTTCATCGGCATCACGCTTCTTCCGGGTGCGCCGGGGCGGGTTCACATCCATCTTGGGGGCGGGATTATCCTCTTTGGGCCTGTCCCACAGGGGGCAAGCATCAGGGCCGCCTTCCTTGTGGCAACGGTGGCCGGCATCAATATTCGGGCAAAGGGGAATTTCCGGGTTTTCATTGTGCTGGGCAAAAATCCGATCCCCGTCAGGGCATTTGGGAAGGGCTTCCGGTTCCGTCTGTTCTTCCGGGGTGTCAGGATCACCAGCCGCCGCCCGTTCAGCATCTTCCACGGCTTCACGGTCATCTTCTTTGGGCTTTCTGCCCCGTCTGGTGGGCTTCTGTTCGTCGCTGTCAGCCGTTTCCGGTGCGGAGGTAGCCGGGGTATTGCCGCCATGCTTCATGGCTCCTGCGGCCTTCTGGTTGGCTTCCTCGTAGACCTCACAGAATGCATCATAATCCAGCGGAATTTCCTTATTGCGGACAGTCAGCCGCCCACCGCCAAAGATTACTTCAGAAGTCTTGAAGGACAGAACCCGGTCATTGTCATCCGCCACGATCCGGGCCACAAGGTCAACCATACCAGCAACCTTGTTGGCAACCTTTTCCCGAAGGTTGGGGCGGATAGAACTGATTTTGTCCCCGCTCTTGCGGGTCAGGTCACGGCTCCGATCCTCATGGCTGATCAGGATGATGTTTTCATAGTCCAAATCCACCAGCCGCTTGACGGTGTTCAGAAATTCCGAAGTCACCATATCCCAAGCCCGGAACGAATCATCACTTTCATGCTTCCATCCCTGCCGGTCACAGATATACACCCGGCAAGCCTCGTAGGTATCTTCCAGAAGGTCAACCACAATGGTTTTGAAGTCGTTCTGTTTCTTCTCCAACTCTGCCACAGCATCGGCAAAGACTTCCCACGCCAACTGCCGCTTGGTCAACCGGCCCTCCACCGTTACCGTGTCCCGGATAGCAATATAGGGAGCATCTACAAACTTAATGTTGCCATCCGTGTTCAGCATCAGCGGATCAGGGAATTGGTTGGCAAAAAAGGTCTTGCCGCTGAAGGGTGCGCCATAAATCCACACAACCTTCTTTTTGGTGGCGTTCAGATTGCGCCGTTCGTTTTTGGGGAGTAGCATATAATCCCATCCTTTCTGACAATATTCTTCATACTCACACCACCCGCAAAAGTGGTTCGGCTTCTTGGGAAAGTCGGTTTCTTCAATCGTGTGTTTTACATCGGTCAGGAAGTCCATAACCTTGTACGGATTGAAGAACACCTGTTCAAGCCACGGTTCAGCCCCGTTCAAGGCTTCCCGCAACCTGTCCCGGAATTGGGCCAAGGTTTCTGTTTTCTTCTGCCTGATCTTCACCTTTGGCACGAACAGGAAGTACATATCCCTGATCCGGTGTCCGGGGTGGGTCAGTTCATAGAAATACTTGTATTCATGCAACTGACCGGAACCCATGTAATTCTTGGAATTGTTAGAATATTTGAAGTCGTACAGGTCAAAAACCTGAACATCTTCACCCCATTGGTTAGAAGGGTGGTTTTTGGTCATCCACCCCACAGGCTGAAGGTAATCCATAAACCCGATGAAATCAGGATTTTCAATGGAAAGTTCAAAAGTTCCGCCCGGTGGCAATAGGGCTTTTGCTTTGGGGATCATGGCTTCCAGTTTCATCATTTCATGAATGTGTTCATCCGTTAAAATGGGGAAACTGGAAGTGTAGAAGTCCAAAGCCTGTTCCACGCCTTCTTCAATTCCCGTGTGTAGGGCCGTTCCCAAAATCAAGGCGTTGTCCGGCTCCGTGTTGGGGATGGTGTCTAATCCCTCAACATATCGCAACCGATATTTGAATGGGCAACGATTAAAGACTTCAACCCGGCTATGGGAAAATCTTGTGGACACGATTTCACCCCCTTTATCATGGCTTTGAATGTGTCAAACCCTTGTGGGTATAGCACCATTGCTATTCCGCCGCTGTCATTGATTTGGCGGACATTGCGCTTTTGCAGTTCTGAAGGGGTGCCGTTGGTGTCCTTTAACTCCACTTCAAGGGCTATCCCATTCACCACGATCCGCATATCAGGAAGGCCGCTTTTCACATACCTTCCGCCGCCCCAACGCTTTTCCCAATACCCACAGGGGGCAACGGGCATTTGGTCTTTCGGGTGGCCCAAGGGGTAAACCCCTTCACTTTCCAACCACCGCTTCAGGCGGGTTTCAAAGTTCTTTTCTCCCGCCATCAGAACTTCCCCCAAGATATGGTTGAATACTTTGCATTCGTTTTTTACACCGTTTACAAATGTAATGATAGAAAGTGGTTGAATCCCCATATCCGGTTCCATCATCGAAGTGATAACCGGTACTAACCCAATCATGCTGTTCACACGGACAAAGAATTTCTTCCAGTTCTCTAATCCTTGCGGCTTGGGTCAGCAATTCTTTTTTCCTCTTGCCAAACATTAGTTTTCACCTCTTATAGATAATCCTTGTATGCCCACACGGGCATTCCAAAGTTACTTCAGCATGGGGGCCGTAATTGTCGCTGTCATAGTCCCGCACAAACCATTTTTTCACATGAACATCTGCCCTTGTTTCGCCACATTTAGGGCATTTCAATTCAGTTAATTTTTCGTAGTCTACCTCTTTTCGGAACCAGTTAGGGTCATCAAAAATGCTTTTCCCAACCCTGAAAGACTGAATATGTCCCCCGCTTCTGTCTGGAATCACAATCTCGTAAAAATCATGGCTTTCACGGCCACTTGCACAATCCCAATGATGATCAATGCCTCTACACTTGAACACAGTTCCGGCAGGACTGTCAGGTAAATCCTTTAATTGGGTAAATTTATATTTCATGTAATCACCCCTCCAAAATCTTGATCAGGTTGTGAATGCCACGGGTTTGAAGGCCCTGAATCTTGCCAGTTCCGGCATAGAACTGAAACAGTTTATCATCAGATTTCCGCCAACAGTGGAAGTGGCCGGTCTGCGTGTTCTTCAACTGGTATTCAATCCTGTGGGCTTCAAACTGCTGGATAGCATAGGCGATCCTGTTAGGGTTTTTGGCAACCCGTTCTTGGTGGTTCCGGTGGGCGTGTTCCTTCAAGGCATCCCAAAATTCATCCCTTGCCAATGGTTCCACCCTCTTTCACGGCTCATGAATCAACTCAAACACTTGGAACTGTTCCGGCAAAACATTGATTTCATAGTGGTATGGGGAAACATTGGAACCGCTCAAATCCTCTACAACATACATGGTGTACTCGTTCAGATAAACATAGTGCTTTTTGTAGGTTCCATCCTCCAATTCAACTGTTATCACCAATTCATTTTCAGAATTGTTGGACAGGGAGAAGTTTCCAATCAGTTCAAAAAGCGGGGTGTCTGTCCGGGCGTTGATGACCTCCAAGCGGCGGGTGATGTTGAAGTTATCTGCCGCCTGATTGATGTTGTGGTTCACTTGGCTTGCTTCCGTACAAGCGCACAGGCTGACCGCCAATAGCGCCGCCAGAACCATTGGGAGAATCTTTTTCATTGCTTTCCACCACCCTTTAAGACAATTTTCACATAACCGGCCTTGGGATTAGGTTTGGAGCATTCCGCCGCAATAGCGGGATATTTCTTTTTCAATTTGGCGGAATCAATAGCGGTAGAATTGGTTGGTGCAACCAAAGTCAGGTTCAGCACATCACTTTCAAACTTCTTGATCCCAAACTTCACCATAGCATCATACAAGGCCGCTTTCATGGTCTTTTCCTGTTCTTCAATGGCCTTTTTATGAGAAGTCAGGGACGCAATAGCGTTCAGGGTGGCAAGTTGGGATTGCTTAAAAGCCTGAAGCCCTGCTTCTTCATCAAACCGGGCTTGGCCGCATTTTTCCGGGTGTTCCGGGCAACCGTCAGCACAGGAAGCACGATCCGGGCAGAAGTGGCAACACCCATCAAATATCCCGTGTGGGCAAGGATTTTCACATTTGGTCATTTCCATTCAACTCCTTTATGTAAGTTTCTTGATAGCCAATCACTCGTTGGGAATACTTGCTTTGATAGATACCCTGATCCCACAGTTGGGAAGCGCCGCCCTCACCCATGTTGTAAGCCATCAAAACCATGTGGGGATCATCATACTTTTCAAACAGAGTGTTAAGGATATAAATACCGGCTTGAATATTCTGGTAAGGGTCAAGGAAATCTGTTACACCAATGGCATTGGACAACCATTCATGGTTTTTCTGGTTAATCTGCATCAGGCCGTAATCATTAGTGGCGCTGATAACATCCGCTTGAAAATTGCTTTCGTTTCGGATCAGGCCCATCAGGAAAGTGAAATCAATTTCATAGGCATCTGTCATCCAATAGGCATATTCTTGAAGGCTTTCATCCATCGGAACATTCAAGGGAGTGAAATCCCCGGCTTGAACAATGGTTCCGTCACTCTGAATTTTCACCGCTTGGCCGGTATAGGCTCCGTACAAAATCGCCGTGGTTGTCGGTTCCGGGGTAGAAAGCCAGATCGGTATTTTCACGAACAGAAACCCGATCAGAACCCCAATCAACAGGGCAAGGGCGAACATACGCCGGAACCACAAATTATTAGCGGCGTTGTTCTGTTTCCGCCTCGTATCGCTTGAACAATTCATCGTTGTAATCCTTTCTCATTTGCAGGGTAGTGAAAATGTTTTCTTCCACGGTGCCGGGGCAAATCATCCAGTAATAGAAGCAAGGCCGTTCCTGCCCCATGCGGTGAATCCGCTTTTGGCTCTGCTCCCACAGTTCCCAACTTTCGGGAAGGCTGAAATAAATGATCTTGTTGGCCTTTTGGAAGTTGCCCCCTCTTGCCCCGGCCTGATACTGAATGAAGGTCACAGAATTGGATTGGAAATTGTAAGCGCCCAAATCCTTGACTTCACCAGACTGGATGGACACAGGGCGATTCATACCCTTTACAATCCCCTTCATGCGCTCCATTTCCTCTGTGAAGTTATAGAACACAAGCAAGCGATCTTCTGTACTCTCCACCAAATCCCGAAATGCTTTATACCGGTTTGGGTTATACAGGCCGCATAGTTGACGGGCATACAGGCGGCGGGTTAAACTGGTGTCACCAATCAATTCCCGTTCAAAATCTGCATTGGAACCCCAAAAATCTGAATCAAGTTCAAATTCCTGAAGGGTGGCGGTGTTGATACTTACAACCCGTTCCCGCCAAAATTTCCAATATTCTTTTGCTGGGGGTGTTTTAACTGGAATAAAGTTCTGTTTAGGAAGGTCAATCCCGGCATCTGCGGTTGTCATGAATACAGCCCCATGTTCGGCCAGTTTCTTTTTCAGCCGGTCAACATTTTTATAGCCGGTTATCCTCTGCCGCCAGAACCCATCTTCTTCAACCCATTCCGTTTCCACATACTGCTTCCAGAACAGTTCTTTTGAGATATTCCACCCCAACAGTTGGCATTGGCTCCACAATTTTTCATATCTGCCCCCGGTAGGGGTGCCGGAAAGAAGGATCACATTATCCGGTTTCAGGCCAAGAACGAACTTTGACCGCTTGGCGGTTTCGTTCTGGATCAGGGAACTTTCATCAAGCATCAGCGTGAACCCGGAAAGGGTTTTCAAAATCTTCCGCCTGAAGGTCAGTTCATAATTGATCACGCCACAAATCCGGGTGGGGTTATCTGTTTCAGAAACCGCCGCCATAAACCATTCAAATTCTTTCTTGTTGGTCAGGTCATAGATCATCCAACAATGGTTCATGGCGTAGTTCTCAACCATGTGATCTATCCAATCAGAAATCTTGGAACATTGGCAAATCAACAGGTTTACCCGGCTATTCAGGGTCAGCGCCTTTTCTGAACCAACAAAGGTTTTCCCAAGGCCCATATCAAGGTAATAGGCGCATCGGTTGTGACCTTCCGTCAGGTCAAGGGCTTTTTGCTGGTGTTGAAACAGCGTAATCATTGAACCTGTACCACTTCACCCAAAACCTTCTTGGCGTGGGTAGTGGAACCAAACAACTTCTTCACCACAGCGGCACAGAATCCGGCATAGTAGTCGTAAGTATCGCCAGCGCCACAGGAAACAATGGTTTTGGTGCCATCTGCCCACAGCACAATAGTTTTGGGGCCGCTGAAGATAACCTTCTTCACAGGGGGAACGCCGGTATGGTGAAGAGGGGAACTGCACCGACAATTCATAGCATTCATTATTTTTGAAACGCCGTTCAAAAAATCCATAGGGGCGGTGATAGGCTGAAGGTGGGCTTCCGAAAACCAGAACAGTCCCTTGGAACTTGCGTCATTCTGAACCTGCTCTAACTCCACCCCAGCCTTCTTCTTGCTGGAATAGTAGTTCTTCACTACACCAACACACCCGGTATATTTGCCGTCGTACTCCGCATCAGGAAGCACCTTCACGGTCATTCCGATATTTAACATTTTTGATTATCCTTTCTGAACTGCAACTTTGGATTTCTTATGTGGACATTTAATCACTTCACGATTATCTCTAACCGCTCTTGCTCTATTGCGAAAATTCAATAGCGTTGTTCTTGTGGTATCACGGGTAATGTGCATAATTTTTGAAACTTCACAAGGCTCATAGCCCATACATACATAGCCAATCGCTTCAACTTGTCGCTTTGTCCCAACGCCCATTACCCGTTCGATCAAATCACGATTTTCAATTTGCTGTTCAATATTCTGCTTTCTGTCAGGGATGATGGTATAAAAGTCAGACACACTTTCTAAATCTGGATGGGACGCATCTAAACTTAACGGGGTTTCCGCTCTTATGGCCCTTGTTCTATACTTCCATTCCTCACCAACAGAATGTTTCATAACTGTGATTGCAAATGGCGTGAAATCATATATTTGGCGTTCTGGTTGTCGGATAAATACTTGAACTGCTTCCAAAAATCCAAATATTACAACATCAAACCATTCATCAGGATCAAGCCTTTTCATAGATAAAAACTTATCTACCAGCGGGTATTTTTCTTCTGCAAATGCCCGTTCTTCAGGGGTCAGAGGGTAAAGTTTTCGCATTGTCCCCCCCCCAATCTGTCAGGCAGTCAGGCCAAAGAAGGTATTGAAGGCTTCAACGCCCACATACTCCCTGAACTTGGCCGGATTGATGTAGTAATTCCAGTTGTTCCCGGTGCCGGGAACTGCATTGCCGAAGGGCAGAAGCCCACGCTGAAGGCCGATCCTCACAAACTGATCAGATTTGCCCATGCACCGGGCCGCTTCCTTCACGCTGATTTTCTTCACCGGGGGCGGGGCATCAGTAACCGGGGCGGCTTCATACCCCATCAGGAAATCGAAGGAAACGCCGGTTGCATCGGCCAAAGCGTTGATCCGCTCCGGGCCGGGGGTGTTCTTCCCGGAAAGATACTGACTGATTGCGGCCTTGGAAATCCCGGCCCGGTCAGAAAGGGCCGATTGCTTCAAGTCCGCCTGTTCCATTGCGTACTTCAAACGCTGTGCAAAAGTGTTCACGCTCATAACCTCCTATTGATTTTTGTAAGGGAAAGGCTAACCTTCCCAATACTGGTCTACCAGCCTGTGGGCCATTTCCTTACCCACAACTCAAACCCATTCTTTACGGGCTTGCTTGGCTTCATCTTCTTTTTCGGCCTGTTCTGCCACATAATCCCGGTTCAAGGTGTCAGGGTGGTAGTAGCGGATAATCGGGGTTCCACCGTCCACATTGCCAATGGTTAACTTGATCCGACCATTGCGGTTGAACCAGTCGTTTTCACATCGGATTTCCAGCCCTTCCGGGCCTGTGGTGGCCGTGAAGATTGCCACATCGGGCGGGGTGGCTTCCTGCTTGATATTCAACCGGGGGTGAATCCGGCTGATCAGTTCCCAAGCCTTGCGCTTGGTCAGTTTCACATTCATGGAATTATCCTCCATCAAACAGCCTTGAAGGTAACTTCATGGCCGGGATTTTCAGCAATCAACTTGGCCTTCAGATCATCAACCATCATGTTGTTATCAAGGGCCGCTTGAACTACATCAACCAGTTTCTTCCCATCAAGGAAGGCCCACACGGTTTTCCGCTTTCTTCTCATTTCAATATTCCTCCTGAAATTCACAGTCACAATCCGCACAGATAACACGGACTTCTTTGGTGGCTCTGATAATGGCCCCACAACAAGGGCAAACATACTTCCGGGAACTTGATCCCCCCCCCCTTGCTGGAACCCTTCAGGC